AGGTGAAACGACTAAAGCTAATCTTGCTGATGTCATTATACTATCTACTGGCATATCTGGTACTGCTTAATGGATCCCGAAGATGAGTTTGGTTGGTAGCCAAGCAAAGAAAAACCCCACTAAGATAATTCCTAGTGGGGTTTTTTTAGATCTAAATTTTTTATGATAGAACTTCTATAATATTAGCAATAGCATACTTTTCTTTTTGTCCTTCAAGTATATTAAGTTGTAGTCTAGAACTTATCCATTCTTCGCACTTAGTTTTATCTTTTGATTGGTACTGATAGCCATAAGTATTATCAATATGGCTGTACTCAACTTCTTTTAGTACTACATACATAGTTGTATTTCCTCTCTCTCCAATTTTACAATGCCCCTAGTTTTGGAGACCACTAGAGGCATGATCCCTTACGGAATATTATCCAGTCATTGCTGAAAACATTGCTAACGAAGACCATATGCATAAGCATACAATAACCGTTATTGCATAGAGCCATATCAAATTCATGCTGGGTACAAAGCTCCAGCAGGATATAACTTAGTAAAGATTTTTAGTCCTTCTTCTTTACTATACTCTGCTTCTTTATAGGTTCTATGCTCTCGATTAGTTCTTCTTAACCAAGTGTCAAAGTTGCCAGCCCTTGAATGATTATCATTCCATTCAAAAGTTACTCGCTCTACTTTTATTGTACTATTCATTATGTATAACCCTCCATTGTAATCTGCGTCTTTGTCTCAACAGATATTGAAGATTGCTTAACCAATTTATAGTTGTTGATGCACATTTTGCAGTTCGTATAGCTGATATAGTTCCACGAATTCTTTTTCTATTCCAGTTATATCGTTGCTTACTGTCCATAGCATTAAAGAATTTAACATAATCTTCAGTTAGGTTTCTATTTAAAATCATAGTACCCTCCCTTTGGTTAGTTCTGCAACTATTCTTGAGGTTACATCACCTAGCTTGATCATGCCGTTCTCTCGCTTGTATGTTGGTGGTTGTTTGCAACAGTTAGGACAGTTAGTATCGCCCATGTCTGTTCTTATAAAGTGATTGCCTTTACAGTCATCACAATATGGTTGATTATTTATAGCCATATGATAGCCAAATAAATTATCACTATTAAGTTTTCTAACATCATTGTCTCCTTTTGTTAGTGTTAAAGTTATAACTAACCTTACCACCTCAAGCCATTGATGTCAATAGGTATTTGTATTACAGAACTAATGCAACAACTGGAAGTATTATAAAGAATACAATTCCAATATGAAATATTATTGTTGCAATAATATCTGTATCGTTATTATTTTTTTTGTCGTTCATGAATACAAATTACTACTAAATTAATTGGCTGTCAATAGGTATCTGTAAGTGGGCTACGATCTGTCGGTTCTAAAAAAGCTCCAAAGCTGCAGGACTTTTAAGTAAATAAATTTATATATAAAATATAACTCATTGAAATATATATATATTCCTAGTCAATATTGACTGAGATTATTTAATTAAATCAATATGATAAAAGGGCTTGTGCTAATAGAATAATTAGTTTATAAAATAGATATTCCTTGCAAGTTTATTTTAATAAGGAATATAAAAAATATGACTAAAAATAAAATCTTAAACAATATCACTAACGAAAGTTTAAAAACTGAAGAAGATAGTATTAAGGAAATACTAAGTACTTCAGTTAGTACGCTTTCAAATTTTGATACTGATATAGAAAATATAAGAATAGACTTGCGAAAAAACTTGTTTCCATTTTTAGAGAAGAAAGCAATCTTTGAAAAAAATGAGAAGCAATCTAAGACAGATATCAAAGAAGAATTAAAACCCATTTTTGATATTGGAAGATTAACTAGCTATCTTTATGAATTAAGTGGTGAAGTTAAAAGCGATCATACAGGAATTAATAAAACTCAATTCGGAAGAATTGTTGAAAGTGTTGTTAAAGAATGTCTGATTTTAAAAGAATGTTCTAATGAAGAAAGCCAGTTCTTTAATGAAGTTATGGTTTATTCAGATAAGAACGTTAAGAAAACCCCACAAGGTGATATACTTTCTAGATATTGTAGTTCGCCAAAGTGGAATAAGGAAACTAAGGAATTCGAGTTTAAGAACGACAGAATTTCTAAGTTAATTAATGAGTGCCTAGTAATAGAACATCAAAATTATAAAGAAGAATGGAAAAAACAAAATCCAGAAACTAAAGAATTGGAAACTGTTTATAACCCTCAATCAAGTAAAATTAAATGTTCTATTGAAATGATTGCAACGCTTTACAGCAAATACTTTAGGATAGAAAAAGAAAGTGAAACTAATCACACTTTAGAAGTCTTTGAGTTATTGACTGAAGTTAATACGAGATTAGAAAAAGAATTATTAAGTGATGAAAATGCCATTGCTTTAATATCTATTGATAATCGAGTGGAGAAAGCATATAAGCAATTACATGCAACATTAAAAACTATAGATAGTGAACGCCTAAGAATACTGAAAGCTGATGGTGAAGTTGAATTCTCTATGGTTAAAAAAGAAATAGTTAATAAGTAAATCAATCATACTTGCAAGGAATAGAGAAGGGCTACTTTAAAAGGTAGCCTTTTTTTTATCGCCACATCATACCAGCTCGAGCATAGATACCATTACGGAAATTATTAAAGGTTAGTAAGTGGTTATCAAGTAGCCCATAAGATACGCAATCAAGGTTGCTATAAGTTTATAAATAATAGAAACCATAAAAGAAATTATTATAAAAATTTCTATGGGGTGTTATAGATTTTTCTATAAATGTCAATAAGTTTATATAAATATATTTTATCTAGGAATAACAAGGGCATGGGCAGGTCGCCATGGGGGGTGGGTACTATATCCTATACGCCACTGCTGGAAAATCAGTAGAAATCAATGGTAACCACTTTGGTGGCCACATTAGTATGGTACCTGTGGGGTCCCCCCTCCACATGGGAGTCCCTAATAGTGTCATTGGGTAATATATATAGGGGCCCGGGGGGAGGCCTTAATACCATTATACACCCTAATACCGATTTTGTCAATAACAAAATAAATAATGTAAATAAAACAAATAAATGTATTGACAGAATCGTCATACATGTGTATAATAGGTAGATATACAGTAGTTACCAATGGGTCACACAGATATATAAGGTAAACAACCAAGGACATTCACGGAAACTACTGGTTTATAAGGAAAAATTACATGGCAATCAGAGAAATATACGGATCTATCGGCAAAGAAATGATCAATGGCAAGTTTTATAGCATGTCAAAGTCTCGCCATGCACAGATATTCGGCAAAAAAATTGAAAAAACTAAGGAGAACAGCTATGTACGGAGCAATGAAACCAAAAAAACCAATGAAAAAAGTAAAAAAGACTAAGAAAAAAGTTAAAAAACCTATGAAAGGTTACTAACCACATGAAGTCTAAGAGTTATCCAAAGAAAACTAAGAAGAAAAGTAAGAAAAAAACTAAAAAGTTACCTAAAAAAGGACTAGTAATAGTTATATCGTAATGACTTTTTCTGAATTAACAGATATACTCAATAAAAAATCTAAGGAGCAAGCCCATGCAACTAGACAACGGACTCGGAATAACTACAGAAACAGAAAAAAAACCAGCAGGATGCAAGAACTGCAATCATAGTTGTCATTGTGGTAACAATGGTGTTTGTGTATCATGCAAATGTGCAAACTGTGAGCATAATGCATTAGATGAATTTTATAATAACTTAAAGTAATATGGCAAAATCTAAAAGTACAGTAAATAAAGCAGGTAACTATACCCAACCTGGAAAAAGAAAACGTATATTTAATAGAATTAAAGCTCAAGCATCTCACGGTACTGGTGCAGGCAAGTGGTCAGCTCGTAAAGCACAGGCTTTAGCCAAAGCATATAAGAAAGCAGGCGGAGGATATAAGTAATGCCATTTAGTAAATACTCATCAAAACAAAAGAAACTAGCTCGTGTAGCTGCCCCTCGAGATAAAATAACTGGAGCAGATTTAAAAAAGGTAAGGAAACGTGGCCCTAGCAAAAAGTCAAAAAAGCCTAAAGTCATGGGGAAAACAAAAATGGCGAACTAAGTCAGGGAAGAAATCTTCTGTGACTGGTGAACGCTACCTTCCTGAAAAGGCAATCAAAGCATTATCTGCTGCAGAATATGCTGCGACCACAAAGGCAAAACGAAAAGCTAAAGCTAAAGGTAAACAAGTTTCAAAACAACCAAAAAATATTGCAAAAAAAGTAAAAAAATATAGAAAGATATCATAATGAAAGGCGTAAAGCACTACACAAAAGACGGTAAAGAATGGAAAGGTGCTACGCACAAAATGCCTAATGGTAAGTTGCATACAGGCAAAGGCCATAGTAAAAATAGTAAACCTTTAGTACATAAAAAAGATATTAAAAAGAAAAAAACTAAGAAGGCATAAGGCATGGCTAAGTCAGCAGCATGGACTAGAAAAGAAGGTAAGAATCCAGAGGGTGGATTAAATGCTAAAGGGCGTGCAAGTTATAATAAAGGCAAGACTAAGACAGGCAAAAAAAGAAACCTTAAAGCACCAAGTAAAGTAAAAGGTAATCCAAGAAGAGCCTCATTCTGTGCAAGAATGAAAGGGATGAAAAAGAAATTGACCTCTGCTAAAACTGCAAGAGATCCTGATTCAAGAATAAACAAATCATTAAGAGCATGGAATTGCTAAAGGAGATAATATGGATAAACTATTAAAGATTAAAGATAAAATTATAGCTATGCCAAAGCATAAACAAATTGCTTTAGCTATTGCCGTAGTTGCAGTAATAATTGTTGTATGCTTCTAGACAAGAAAGAAACAACAGAATTAACTGAGAAACAAAAGATATTTCTGTCTGCTCTATTTGGAGAAGCAAATGGTGAGCCTAGAGCAGCCGCAGAAATTGCAGGCTATGCTCCCACCTCATATCCGAAAGTGGTACAAGGTTTAAAAGACCAAATCCTAGAACGTGCCGAGACGGTATTGGCAGCACACTCACCAAAAGCTGCACTAAGCATAGCCAATGCAATAGATGATGATGGCTCTATACCAGGAGCAAGCATTAGAATGGAAGCGGCTAAACAGATACTAGATAGAGTAGGTTTAGTTAAACGAGAGAAAATAGATATTAATGCCAAAATAGCCCATGGTATTTTTATATTACCAGCCAAAGAAGCATAATGAAAAGTATAGTATATAAGATATTTATTTGGTCAGGAAAAATACATAGTTGGTCGTGGACAATGTTATATGGGAAACGAAACAATGAGTCTAGGTCATAGAAAAAGAATTGCAAGAACTGTTCCATTTGGGTACAAAGTAAGTGAACAAGACGAGAAATTATTAGAGCCGATCCAAGAGGAACTCGAAGCTATAGAGCAAGCAAAACAATATATTAAAAGTTGTTCCTATCGAGAAGTTGCTGGTTGGATGGAAAGAAAAACGGGTAGATACATATCTGCTCCTGGCTTACGGAAGGTGCTATCAAGAAGTGAATGATATACCACCACCTAAAAAGAAAAAGAAAACTATAGCCAAAGCTAAACGATCAGCTAAAGCTAGCATTAGTGATATAGCTAAACAAGTACAGAAAGCTAAAGATAACTACCATAATGCACAAAAGAAACTAAAGAATAAAAAAGAAACTATTAAAAAAGTTGACAATATTCTAGAGAATAAAGAAAATATAGTTATTGAAGATGACTTAGATGACTTATCGCCAAATATAAAAGAAGCAGTTAAAGAACAAGAAATTATATTTGAACCTAACGAAGGACCTCAAACACAATTCTTAGCTGCATCAGAACGAGAAGTATTTTATGGTGGGGCAAGAGGCGGAGGTAAATCCTACGCTATGCTTATTGATCCACTTCGTTATTGTGATAAAGCAAAACATAGATGTTTATTATTAAGACGTTCTATGCCAGAGCTAAGAGATTTAATTAATCACTCACAGCAACTATACCCTAAAGCATATCCTGGTGCTAAATGGAGAGAACAAGAAAAAGAATGGAGATTTCCATCAGGAGCAAAAATAGAATTTGGATATGCTGAAAATACTACTGACGTACTTAGATATCAAGGTCAGTCTTATACATGGATTGGAGTCGATGAGCTACCACAATATCCCAATCCAGATATATATAATTTTCTAAGATCATCACTTAGATCAGTAGATCCTGAGATACCAGTATATATGAGAGCCACTGGTAATCCAGGAAACGTAGGATCAACATGGGTAAAAGAAATGTTTGTCGATCCAGCTGTACCCAATACAAGGTTCTCTATAGATATTCAAACACCAGTTGGTAATAGGTCTATAACCAGAAGATTTATACCAGCTAAGTTACAAGATAATCCTTATCTAATGCAAACTGAGGATTATTATATTATGCTAGCGTCTTTGCCTGAAGTGCAAAGAAAACAATTTTTAGAAGGAGACTGGGGAGCGTACGAAGATGCTGCTTTTCCAGAGTTCAATAGAGCAGTACATGTAGTTGAACCATTTGAAGTTCCTAGAAATTGGAATAGATTTAGATCTTGTGACTGGGGATATTCATCTCCTGCATGTGTACTTTGGTTTGCTATTGACTTTGATAATAATCTTTGGATTTACAGAGAATTATATACACAAAAAGTTGTAGCAGATATATTTGCAAGAAAAGTACTAGAGATGGAACACGGTGAGTATATTCGTTATGGAATATTAGATTCCAGTACTTGGGCACGAAGAGGAGATGTAGGTCCAAGTATAGCAGAAACAATGATAACTGCAGGATGCAGATGGCGACCATCTGATAGATCTCCTCGAAGCCGTATAAATGGTAAACTAGAATTACATAAACGTTTATCAGTTAGAGACAAAGGAGATAAGAAACAGCCATCTCTTTTTGTTTTTAATAATTGTATAAATTTAATACGAACACTACCTCTACTACCGTGTGATAAAAATAATCCAGAGGATGTTGATACGCACACAGAAGATCATGCATATGATGCATTACGTTATGGCTGTATGTCTCGCCCCATTAACCCACAAGGAAATGGTTCGGATGACTTTAATAAAAATAAAGCATTTAAACCTGCAGATAGAGTATTTGGATACTAATGGATATAGACAATAAAAAATTAAGAGTAGGATTTCAAGACCTTATTATTAAGGTAGAGAATCCTGATTTTAAAAAAGACAATCTAACTGATTGCTATGGACAGTACTTACAACGTGAGAATGCTATCCAAATAAACGCAGGATTAGAACCTCATGATATGTTAAATACAGTCATACATGAGATTTTTCATGCTTGTGTATATGTAAGTGGATTAACACAAAAAGATAATCCCCTTGCAGATGATGATAAAGAAGAAACTGTAGTTAATAATTTAGCTAATATATATCATACAGTTTTAAGAGATAACCCTTGGCTTCTAGTCTTTATGAAAGAAGCCATAACTAAAACAAAAACTAAGGAGAAATAACATGACTATCATGAAAAAATACAAACAAGGTGATCTAGACGAAGTTAATACTAAGCCTGATAGACCTGCTAATAATATGCCTACAGTTGAAGAAGGTGGAAAAAATGAAGATGCACCTAAAGTAAAAACTAATATGGTAGACAATAGCGTATTTTCAAAAGCAGACGAACGAGACTACTAAACAATCCAATAAGGACAGATAATGGCTATTGAGCAACCAGACGATACTATCATAAGTTTAGATGATGAAAAAAAAGAAAAAGATCAAAGCTACAATGATTATTCTGATTTACAAGGATTAATTAAAGCTAGATTTATTAAATCAGAAGACGCTAGACTATTCGATGAAAGCCGTTGGTTACGAGCATATCGTAATTATAGAGGTATCTATGGTTCTGATATGGCATTTACTGAAAAAGAAAAATCTAGAGTATTTGTTAAGATAACTAAAACAAAAGTTCTAGCTGCCTTTGGGCAATTAATTGAAGTTTTATTCTCAACTGGAAAATTTCCAATTGGAGTAGAAGCTACGACTATACCTGATGGTATTGCAAAATATGCCAATACTGGAGAAGAAGAAACTATAGGAGATGATGATCCTAAAGTAGAAATCAAAGACATATATGGCTTTGAGGGTGATGGTAGATCGATGGAACCTGGAACAACCAGTGCAGATTTACTAAGAGGATTGGCAAATGATTATGAGGGTGTTGAGTTTTCGGCAGGACCTTCAGTACAATCTCCACAAACTCCACAAATAGAACCTGCCAGAAAAGCTGCAAGTAATGCCGAGAAGTTAATTCATGATCAATTAGAAGAAACTTCTGCAATAACTATGCTACGGCATGTTTTATTTGAAATGGTTCTTCTTGGTACTGGAGTATTAAAAGGTCCATTTAGTCATGATAAAACTTTACATAAATGGGAAAAGAATGAAGAGGGGGATCAACAATATAAACCCCAAAGTAAAACTGTTCCTAAACTAGAAGCAGTAAGTATTTGGGATTTTTATCCTGATCCAGATGCCACTAACATACAAGATTGTGATTATGCTATACAGAGACATTCATTCAATAGATCACAATTAAGAAATTTAAGAAATAGACCTTTCTTTAGAGATAGCTCAATACTTGAGTGCTTAAGTATGGGAGAAAATTATGAAGTTCGAGGATTTGAAACTGCCCTTCTAGATAGAGAAAACGTAGACGATCTTAATAAAAAACGATTTGAAGTATATGAATACTGGGGATCAATGGATAAAGACCTAGCTGAACAGGCAGGCTTAGATATTAGTGAGGATATGTCAGAAGAAGATGAAGTCCAAATTAATGCATGGATATGTAATGGACACGTTTTAAGATTAGTATTAAATCCATTTACTCCTGAGAGAATACCATTTCATATATGTCCTTATGAAATAAATCCATATCAATTTTTTGGTGTAGGCATACCAGAAAATATGGAAGATGCACAGATGGTAATGAATGGTCATGCAAGAATGGCTATTGATAACTTAGCATTAGCTGGTAATTTAGTGTTTGATATAGATGAAACACAATTAGTTCCAGGACAAGATATGAGTATATATCCTGGTAAAATATTTAGACGACAGTCTGGCGTAACAGGAACTGCAATCAATGGATTAAAGTTTCCTAATACAGCAACAGAAAATTTAATGATGTTTGATAAGTTTAGACAACTTGCAGATGAATCTACAGGAATACCTTCTTACTCTCATGGTACAACAGGAGTACAGTCTACTACAAGAACAGCAGCAGGTATGTCTATGCTTATGGGAGCAGCCGCTTTAAGTATTAAAACAGTAGTAAAAAATATAGATGACTACTTATTAAGACCTTTAGGAGAAGCTTTATACGCATGGAATATGCAATTTAATAGTGATGTTGAAAACATAAAAGGTGATCTAGAAGTTAAAGCAAGAGGTACCTCTTCTTTAATGCAAAAAGAAGTAAGGTCACAAAGACTAATGACGTTTATGCAAACTGCTAACAACCCTAATATTGCCCCGTTTGTTAGATGGCATTCAATTCTAAAAGAAATTGCAAAATCTTTAGATATTGATCCTGATCAATTAATTAATGATCCAGAAAATGCACAAATTTTTGCAAAAATAATGGGGATGACAAATGGAAATCAACAAACTCAAGGCCCTAGTGGCGGACAAACTAACATGGGTAATACTCAAGGAGTACCTTCAGAAACAAATCCAGCAGACGCAACAGGAGCTGGAGGCGGCAACATCGGTGCAGGAGCTGTACCGCAGCCAGGGGAAGATCAGTTCTCTGCGTAGAATTCTTAACCTAGAAGAACAACTAAAGAAAGACTCAAAAAGTAGAAATTTTTTTAAATAATTATTATGGCACAATACGACACACCACCGGGAATAGATCCAAGAACAGGAAAAATAACTCCTTATAAACAAGTATTAGATCAAGACGCTACAACAGGAGTATTTAAAGTTAAGTATGAATATACAAAACCTACAGCTTTAGCTGCAAGTGAAATGATATTAAAACCTGGTCCAGTACCAGCAGTAACTCCATTGCCAATAACTTATTATGAAAATCCTGCTGATGCAATAAAACGTGGTTTAACTACACCTCAAACTACTTTTGGTTCTTCGGGCACAGGGTACATGGGAGGAGGAACTCCACCACCAGAAAGCGGAGGAACGTTACCAGGAACAGGAACGTTACCAGGAACAGGAACGTTACCAGGAACAGGAACAGTATCTACAGTCAATACTAATCCTTTGATAGATCCAGCTCGTCTTGGAGATCGTGGTAGTCGTGCAGATAGAGAAAATAATGCACTACCTGAAAGTTTTGATTTTGAAAGTGCAAGTTTACAAGAACTAGGAGGGATATTAAATCCTAGCCTTATGGATAAGGCTGTTGGTTTTGGGATAGGGTTTACTCCTTTAGCTACACCATTTGGTCTTGCTATGTGGAATCAAAGACGTTTAGCAACAAATCAATTGAATGAAAGATTAGAAAATAATCCAGAAACATTTGCAGCAGGTCTTACTTTAGACCAATTAAAAAATTTAAATAAAATGGAGCTGACTCCTAAAGTAAATGCAGCATTAGAAGCTACTATTAAAAACTGGAGCACTAATATGCCAATGCAAAAACCAGTCAATCCAAATGTTTATACAGGACCTTACCCTACAAAAAAACCAGTCAATCCAAATACAGTTGCTCCAGGAGATGAGATGTCTGAATTAGATAGAGCAGCAGAAAGAGCAATAGATCCAGGTCCAATTTCTAATCTTCCTCAAAGAAGACCTACTGCTTCTATGAGATCTTCTGAAGCCTACAATAGAATGGAAGCTGCAGTAACAGATGGAGATGTATCTGGTGCAGTAAATGCTGCAAAAACTTCAGCAGGCTTTGCAGGATCATCTAGAGATACAGCAGAAAGAAATATGAGGGATGCCGCTATAGGTGCAGGAACTAATAACGAAAATGCAAACTATGGTGCTAATAAAACTTCAGCAGAACGAAGAGAAACAGAAAATAATAAAGATATTGCATCTGCTAGAGAGGCAGCAGGTAAAACTGAAGCAGAAAGAAGTAGAGAAGTAGATAAAAATAATGCAGTAGGCAATAAGGCAAGATCTAATGAAGTATCTGATAAGCATGGCAATGCCGTAACTAATAATGGTAAAGCAATAAATACTGGCAGTAAACCAGATACTGGAATGAAAACTAGAGCTGATGTCGCTCGTGATAAAGCTGCTAAAGCAAAAGCAAATAAAGATAAAGGTGGAGATAAAAAAGGAAGAATTATTTGTAGTGAATTATATAACAAAGGATTAATTTCAAAAGAAGATTATATGTTAGATTTATACTACACTTCAAAACATTTAACACCACAACATACAGCAGGCTATTGGCACTTTGCAGTACCTGCAGTTAAAGCAATGAGACGTAGTAAATTTTGGACTGCATTCTGGAAAGAAATTGCATATAATAGATTACAAGATATTAAATGGAGACTAGGCTATGGTAAGTTTACTTTAAAGGGTAGAATTTATAGTGCTATATTTGAACCATTTTGTTATATATCAGGATACTTTAAACCTAACGCAACATA